TGCAATCCAGTTGTGTTTGATCTTAAAGAATAATAACCAACTGCGGTGTTGTTACTTGCGGTTGTGCTGTTATATAAAGTTTCAAAACCGAGAGAAGTGTTATTTTGTCCGGTTGTGTTTGATCTTAATGAACTAGATCCAAAACCAGCATTATAATTACCTGTTGTGTTAGCTCCTAATGAGTTATTACCGTACGCAGCGTTATATGCTCCTGTAGTGTTGACATCCATACATAACGAACCAACAGCAGTATTAGCTCCTCCAGTTGTAGTTCCTCTTAAAGTATTATGTCCAATACCAATATTATTACTTACAGTATTAGCGTTTAAAGCAAAGTGACCGATAGCAACGTTAGAATCACCAGTTACGTTTGAGCCTAGTGTTCCATCACCAACTGCTACGTTAAATGAACCAGTAGTGTTTGCATCTAGAGATTCGTGACCTACAGCAGTGTTGTAACTTGCTGTATTATCCTTTAAGGCATTATATCCAACAGCCACTAATTGTATTCCACTTTGGTTGGCTTGTAAGGAGTTATAACCCAAAGCTGTATTACCAGAAGCTGTATTTAATCGTAAAGCTTGACGACCTAGAGCAGTGTTATAACTGGCAGTTGTGTTAGATGTAAGTGCATCTTTACCAACAGCAACATTAAATGTACCTGTAGTATTGGCATCAAGAGCATTAGCTCCAATAGCAACGTTTTGGATTCCAGTCGTATTTAGATATAAAGCAGCATTTCCAACAGCTGTGTTATTAGACGCAGTTGTAGCAGTATCAAGGCAATTAGTACCTATGGCTATGTTATAACTACCAGTTGTGTTATGGTCTAAAGCAGCAGCACCTATACCAATGTTACCAGTTCCAGTTGTAGTTAATTTTAAAACACCATTACCAAGACCTACGTTGTAGTTAGAAGTCTCAGCAGTTTTTAAAGTTTCTCTACCAATAGCAACATTATAACTACCTGAAGTAAGACTTTCTCCAGCACCCTTACCGACTGCTACGTTTGCTTGTCCAGTAGTATTGTTTGTTAAAGCAAGGCTTCCTACAGCAACATTGTTAACTCCAGTAGTGTTTGCATCTAGAGCAGTCGAACCTACAGCAGTGTTGTCACTTGCAGTTGTATTAGACAATAAAGCCTGTTGTCCGATAGCAGTATTTCGAGAACCTGTTGTATTTCCTCCTAAAGCATTAGTTCCGACAGCTACGTTTGCCGAACCAGAAGTATTAGCATCCAAACAAACTGATCCGATAGCTATGTTTGAACTTCCAGTTGTGTTTAATTTTAAAGAATCGTAACCAACTGATGTGTTATTAGATGCGGTTGTGTTAGATGTTAAAGCATTTCTTCCAACAGCAGTGTTATTTGCGCCTGTACTACTATCGGTTAAAGTTGCATAACCAAGAGCAGTGTTAGAACTACCAGTTGTGTTTGTACTTAAAGCGTACCTACCAAGTGCAGTATTATTATTTCCAGTAGTATTTGCATCTAATGATTCAGAACCTACAGCTGTATTGCCTGTTCCAGATGTGTTTTCTTTTAATGCGTAATATCCTACAGCAGTATTGTTAGAAGCAGTTAAGTTATTTCTTAGTGATTCATTTCCTAAAGCCGTATTTCTATCTCCTGTAGTATTTTCAAATAAAGAACCATGACCTACCGCTACGTTTTCTGCCCCTTCTGTAGAATCAGTTAATGCTTGATCTCCAATAGCTGTATTATAACTGCCAGTTGTGTTTGCATCTAATGAAGCATGGCCTACAGCCGTGTTGTTATTACCAGTTGTGTTTTCTTTTAAACAGTTAGTCCCGATTCCAGTGTTTTGACCTCCAGTTGTGTTATTCTGTAATGAACCATAACCTACTCCTACGTCATTTACTCCGCTTGTGTTTTGATACAAAGAAAAGGAACCAACAGCAGTATTTTTACTACCATTGTTAAGTGTTAAAGCTGCATTTCCCACTGCTGTACTATCCTCAGCAGTAGTATTACCATTTAAAGCATTTGTACCGATAGCAGTATTTCTTTTACCTGAAGTATTTTGTGATAAACTTGCATACCCTTGAGCAACATTATTATTACCTGTAGTGTTAGCATCTAAACTAAGAGAACCCACAGCTGTATTTTGATTTCCAGTTGTATTTGCTCCTAAAGCATCATGTCCAAAAGCGGAGTTATTAGATGCAGTTTGGTTTTCATTTAAAGCATCACGACCAAAAGCACAATTATTAGCACCAGTTGTATTATTAGTTAAAGCACCATATCCAAAGGCATTATTATTAGAAGCAGTTGTATTAGCATCTAGAGCAGTCGAACCTACAGCAGTGTTAAATGTTCCAGTTGTGTTGGCAGACAATGCCATATTCCCAACGGCAGTGTTGTCATCTGCTGTAGTATTTTCATCTAAAGCCCCAAAACCAACAGCAGTGTTTTGATCTCCACTAGTGTTTTGTCCTAATGCAAAATAGCCAAGTGCAGCATTATTTTGACCACTGGTGTTGTAATACATTGCTTGACCACCAACAGCAGTATTATTATTTGCTGTTTGATTTAAACGTAAAGCATCGTGACCAACTCCAACGTTTCTACTGCCTGTTGTATTACTTGTTAAGGCAAGATTTCCAACTGCCGTGTTAGGTGATCCAGTTGTGTTTGCTTTTAAAGAATCGTGTCCTACAGCAGTACAATGGTTAGCAGTGGTTGAGCTACTAAGTGCTTCCTGACCAATAGCAACATTACTTGCTCCTGTTGTATTAGCGTCTAAAGCATAAGAACCCATAGCAACGTTGTCGCTACCAGTTGTATTTGAACTTAAAACATTACGACCTACTGCTACGTTTTGAGTACCAGATGTATTAGCAGTTAAAGCGAAGCCTCCTACTGATACGTTACTATGACCACTTGTGTTAAGTCTTAAAGATTTAAAACCTACTCCTACATTATACCCAATACCTGAGTTGCTAGAATTTAAGGCTTGTCCACCAACAGCTACGTTACCAATAACAGAGTTATTACCTTTACCTACTGTATTACCATTTATAACTTGGTCGCCAGTAAACGTGTTAGTACCTAAACCAGCTAAGTTACCAGTTGCAGTAACACCACCCTGCCATGAAGAACCATTATAAACTTTAAGTTCATTAGCAGTTGTGTTAAAGAATAAGTCACCTTGATCTAAGCTAGTTGTAGGGTTGTTTGCACCTACACGATATTGGTTAGCAAAGTTATTAACACTTGCTAAATTACTAGCTACAGAGTTGACGTTTGCTATAGAACCACCAACATTGTTTACATTAGTTATAGAACCAGCTACAGTACTAATATTGTTTGTAGGACTTATTTGTCCAGCAACAGTATTTATATTTGTAGTATTAGATCCGGCATTAACAACATTAGTTATATTGTTTGCAACAGTCTCAACCTGTGTTGCTACAGGTACTAATCTGTGAAATGTGTACGTATGTAATGTAGTTGTTGTCTCTACTAAGAATCCAAATCCAGAAGGTATAGTAGCTGTTACACCTGTAATGGTAACAGTATTACCAGAACCAGCACCGTTTGAAATAGTAACTGTAGTCCCACTTGGAGCTAAGTTAGTTGATGCAGCTTTGACTGACACAATAGTACCAGTTCCATTGTTTACATCAGGGTTAGCAGTTGGGAAAGATGTTTCATTAGCAATAGCCACAAAACCTCCAACCTCTTCAACAAGATCTATAATCCTGTCGTTGATAGCTGCGGTTGTAGCAATCGTTGTATCATTGTCTGGAAATGTTTGACCATCCTTTATAGTTTCTCCAGTAGATGCGTTGAAGTATCTAGCTTCAGCAGCAGCTGTAGTAAAGAATGTAGTATCATTTACAGTGTGACTTGCTTGCTCACTGTTAGTTACAATTACGTTATCTGAGATCTTGTCAGCTGTGACTGCGTCATCTGCTATCTTAGCTGTAGTAACTGCGTCATCTGCTATCTTAGCTGTAGTTATGTTAGCATCTGTAATCTTAGCCGTAGTAACTGCTGAATCATTTAATCGAGATGTTGCAACAGCATTTGCTGCAATTTTAGCTGTAGTAACTGCATTGTCATTTATTTTAACAGTAGTTATTGTGCTATCTGCAATTTCACTATTAGTAAGTTTATCAGACTGCAATAAAATTTTTATTTCACCGGCTGTTTGATCTGCTGTAGCTGCGGTTTCAATACCGTCTAACTTTGTACCATCGGTTGCTACATCTCTACCATCTACAGTGCCAGATACACCTATGTTACCTGTAACTGTAAGAGCACCTGTAGCTGCTGTACCAGTAGTTGATACGTTTTGTGATCCAAATGCTGGAGTTACTTTAGTACCAGCTATTGCAGCTGACGAATTTATATCAGCGTTAACTATAGCACCATCTACGATTTTAGCACTTGTTACAGAGTTGTCTGCAAGCCTACTTGTATTGATTGCTGACGGTGCTATTTTAGCTGTAGTTACTTCATCATCTATTATTTTTGATGTGCCAACTGAGTTATTAGCTAAATCACTATTTGTTATAGTTCCGTTAGCTATATTAGAACTTGTAATTGTTTCATTAGCTATCTTAGCTGAAGTTACAGCATCATCTTTAATATTGCTTGTTTCGATAGCAGCAGCATCTATATCATAAGAATGTATAAGATTAGGTATCTGCTCTTCTTGTGCTCTGTATAAGAGCTGTGTTGTGTTATTGTTTAAGTCAGCTGCTTTTACGGATGACCCTGCTGTAAATGTAGCCTTAGCTGTATCTACGTTAGTGTCACGATATATGCGTATGTTAGCTGGACTGGATGGTATATTACCTGATGTAAAGACTACATTACCGCCACCTGTAGTAGTGTAACCAGTAATGTTGTAGTGTGTGCTTGCTGTTTTAAGTACGCCATCTACACGGACTTTAACATCAGATTCTTGATATGAAGGAAAGGTAAACGCTTTCGTTGCGTTCCCATCCCCAGTGTATTCTACGAATGTTGTTGCCATTTATTTGTATATGTTGAGGAGGTTAGCTGTTGTATTACGTTTTTGTAGCCGTGCTACATCTTTACGTCTTTGCTCTTCTATCAGCTTAAGTATATCAGAATCATTTTTGATAGATGCCCATGCAACTCTACGTGCTCTTTGAAATAATCTATCTATAGCTCTGTTATGCCAATAATCTCTAGCATTGAAATCAGCTCTTCTACCAGATCTAATGTCTTCATACATCTGTTTCATAGATGCAATAGCTTGTGGATTTCTGGCTAATTTATCTAATTCACGTTCTAAGTTTTGTAAACCTATAGCCCGTTGAAACTTAGATCTAATTTCTGGTTGGTCAGTTAGATTTGTACTATCAGGTGCGTAGTATGTAGACAGGCGTAAATCATAACCACTATCAAATAAAAAGTTGCGGCCTTCTGTTTGATCTAGATTAAGAGTTATAGGACTAATAGCATTATATGCACGAGTCATGAAATCCCAATCTTTAATTGGTTTACCATTGAGCATGTCATACTTAATCGGTAAAGGTTTAGCTAGTGGGTTTATGTTAGCAAGACCCTCTGTTATTTGGTTACGGTTACGTATAGACTGTCTGATGCCAGATCCAATCTCACGCATGTATGGATTAAATAATCTACCTAGTTCGTTACGTAAACCAGCTAGTGGTACAGTATTGTTAAGTAAGTTTGCTGCAATACGTGGGCCTTGGCCGGGTCTACCACCGAATAGATCAACAAACGATTGTATACCAGCTAGATATGACTTACTTGTTACAGCTTGTGCTACAACCAGTGATATTTTACCGAGTTCATTTTCTGTCCACTCTTCACCCATAAGTTCGCTTGCGTCACCTACGTCAGCGATTGTAGACATAATAAGGTTGAATGGTTCAAAGTTATCGTAACCAACACGTACAGCACCTAG